GAGGTTCCGGAAGTTAATGTGGTAGTTGATCCAATGCTTCCTGGAGCAATAAAGGCTGAAGGAATTGAGAACGTAATAGTATTGGGTGTGCCTGTTGTTGTAATTTGATTAGCAGTTCCAAATAGATCAAGGTTACCACCAGCTGGAGTAATCGCTCCTCCGCTATCTCCAGTCAAAGTATCAACTTGAGAAGTTCCTGAGGAAGATAATGACCAAGTAGCAGAATTTGCAGCATCAGATGTTAAAACGAAAACTGTGTCATTAGTGTTATTAATCCAAATCTGTCCTATTACAAAGCCCTTAGAGCGTCCATCAGCTGTTGTAGGATCTCTTGTAGTTACAATCGGGGATGGGAATATAGCTTGTGAAGGTTGTGGGTAACCGTAAGCTTGTTGACTCTCTGTCATAAATTGACCTCTAAAGGTGGTTAAAGAATTTACTTTACATTAGCATGGATTGATAGGGTTGTCAAAATATTATTTAACAAAAAAAGAAATTTCTATGTCTTGGGAAATTGGGCGTGATATGGTATGATTTTAGCAGAATAAGAATAGAGGAGAACAAATTATGCTTTGGCCATTTGCTTTATGCGCCTTCATACTTGGTTGGGGAATTTACTGGAGCTTGCCACATGCAAAATGAAAACAAAAACAAACCTGACTGGGAAAAATTAGGAAATTATATTGTCATAGTTGGATCATTAGCTACTTTATTTTTTTATATCGCTGATATGAAAGAACGCACAACCAAACTCGAATCCGATTATGGACATGAAACTAGATTTAAAGCGATTGAGAAGAAGCTGGGAATAGAACATCAGGAAGCAAAATGAGATCTCCAATTGCATTAATACTTATTTTGCTTTTAGGCCCATTAACATTCGTTATAGCAAATGGAATTTATCATAGGGAATATTATATGGATAAGGTTTTTAAAGACAAATTCGATTTTAGTGAAGCATTAAAAGCTTTAAAAAATGGAAATACAATTCATAGAAATTCAGAATATCCTACCAAATACACTTCAAGAGAAATAATTGAAGATGGGGTTTCTCGTAGAGAATATGGCTTTAGAAGAGGGGACGGAACCTTTACTTCACGCATATATTTGGATGATAAAGATATTCTTGCTGAAGATTGGATTATAGAGGAGAAGAAATAATGAGTTTCGAAATGATTTTAGAACCTGCTTTAACGATAGCATCGACAGCAATAGGAGCAATTTTAACCCCTCTTGCTTCAACTATAGGATATTTCATGTTATTGCCAGCAGAGACAACTGCTGTTGGGATGGGTATAATTGGGCTAACGACATATTGTGATTCGAAGGCGAAATTGAGAAGAAAACGTAAATGACAGACACTCTCTACTGGGACTTTCATGAGCTTCTTAGTATAGAACTAGATCGTGAGCCCAGTTATGAAGAAGTGCAAGAAAGGATTAAGAAAGAGTTCACAATTACAAAGGATGAAGAGGTGAGATATCACCAGGAGAAAGTTTATGGAAAATGAAGAAATTAACAGAAAATTAGATTTGATAATTGAAGAAATGGAAATAAATGAGTGGCCTAATGAATGGGTAACTGGTGTTGTGATTATTGCAATTATGTTAATCGCTGTCGTTTTATTTTGAATCTTCTATAATCTGATTCACTCTTTTTGGCCGATATCTCTTCTTTAGCTCTTGAATATATTTTGTATATTCATTCGGATTTTTTCTTAACTCTTTTAGTTTAGATGATTCAATTTTGTTATAGATATAATCGACTGTTTGGGAACCAGCACCAATACCAATAAATCGTCCTGCATAACGTGAAGTTCCTGATTTGCCAAAAATGGTATAACCTAAACTTATATATTTTGAAGGAATTCTTTCTCCAAATTCATTCTCAATTATTCCCTTTATGACACCAACTCCAAAACCTTTAATTATGATTTTAGAAACTCCTTTGGCTTTTGATTCCCAGTGGCTAATCTGTTTGTTCACATCCCTAGCAGCTCCATGAACATCATTTTCAGTAGCCTTCCCATCCTTCAACTTCTGGGCTCTATCCTTCAATAGATCTCCCATCTTACTGACTTCTTGCTTTACTTGAGCTGGATTCTGTCCAGTCGCTTCAGCAACCTTCTGAATATTCGCTTCTGTTGGATTCTTCGCAACTTCTTCGCCTAATTTCGTGGCCTTTTCAAATTGCTTTCCAACTTCTTTAATTGGCTCTGCAGCTGACTTTTCAGTGATTTGCTGTTTGATCGATTTCTCTTTAGAATATTTGAAAAAGTCTTTTTGAAATTGCTCAACATCTTTATGAAGATCTTTCAATTGATGCTTATAAAATGCTCCAGATGGGCCTTCTAGTCCTCTCATAGCCTTGATTTTATCAGTCTGATTAACTACATCAGATTTCAAACGACGGGCTCTATTCTCAAGATAATTGACAGCCTTTTGATTCTCTGAAACTCGTCGTAAGGATTCAACATCTTTAGCCGACTTCAAAGATTTGATCTCATCTTTCAAAGTGCGAATCATTGCATTATAACCATCGAGATATTTCTGCTTCATTTTGATGTGAGTATCAGGACGAATTTCACCTGGCAATTCACCACGATTCAAAATCTTTTCAGCAGATTCAATATAATCTTTGTCTAGTTGTAATTGACGCTCAGCCTTTTTCATTCCTTCAGGAGTTGGATTCTTCGCTTCTTCGATATAAGCATCTGCACTCTTCTTAACAGCAGCATCAATTTCTGCCTCAGTTGGACGCTTTCTGAAATATTTCAATTCATATCGTAGATCTTTAAGTTCATCCATTTTCCTTTGAATAGCATTTTCTTTGAAATGGATATTAGATTCGATGCGTGCCAATTCATTTCCTGAAAAGTCTTTGCGTGAAAGCTGCATTTGGCGAAGATCTTGTTTATCTAACGAAATTTGCTTTTCTAGCCTTTCAACTTTCGGAACCAATGTATCTGTAACTTCTTTTTGTTTAGCCAAAGTCTCTGGTCTATGTTCAACTACTTTTTCAGGTTTAAAATATTCTGCTAAAGGACTTTCACCAACTTTTCTTCCAAAAGCTTCTCTTTGTTTGATAGCTTCTTTAGGAGAGAAAAATTGTTTTTGAGTCTTTGAAACTTTTTCAGCACCAGGGGCTTCTTGAGTTATCTTTCGATTTAATTTGTTAATTTCAGCTGCGTTTCCTTCTAATGCTTTGCCTAAATCAGCGCCTGATTCTTGTGTTGCTTTTTGAATAACTTCTTCAGGTTTTAAACCCATTTCAGCAGCAACTTTTTCAGCTTTATCTAGGATTTTTCTTCCCGCTTTTAATGCTGGAAGTTTAATATTTTGACCCGCTTTAATTGCTGTAACAAAAGTGAGAGCCTCCACAGCTGCCTGAACAGCTGGTGGCAATTCTATACCCAAAGCTTCTTGCACTTCTTTAACAGCTTGAACCACTCCTCCAGCAGGAGATCCTGTGCTTAAAGCCCCCTGAATAATTCGTTCAATTGGGTTTTCACCTGGGCCTCGGCCACCTGTTGCTTTAAGGAAAGATTCTTGTAATGAAGGGCCTGTGCTTATGCCTGCACCAAATGATAAAGCTGGGTGTTCTTGAGCAAATTTTTTAAATCGATCTTCACCTTTTTGGAATTCTTCTTCGGATTGGCCTTGGGCTAGTGAAACCAATTTACGAATTCCTGTTCCTGCTTGTTCTGTAACTTGTGAAGGCAAATCAGCAAGCCCTACAAAAGGATATGCAATTTTGGCGCCTGCTCCTTTAAGAGTTTCAGTTAATTCTTTTAGAGATTTCGAAAGATCAGTTTGTCGAATTTTTGAAGCTTCTTCTTTAGGTGTGAATAAACTAGATAACCCAGATTTTGGAGCTTCTTTAGGAGCGCCTTCTTGAAGATTTTTTTGAATTCGTTCTTGGATTGCCATCATAGTGGCATCATCTGCAGAGCTAACAATTCCTTGGTCAAGCAATTGTTTAGCACGAGATTCAAATCCATTTATTGTATCAGGATCAAATGCGTCTTTTCCATATCGTTTAACCAATGAATTTAAATTGGTGCGTACTTTTCCAACTTCTTTCTTCTTAGCCAATAATCCACTGAGCTGAGCTGCTAAACCACCTTTTATCCCTTCGCTAAATCCACTACCGAATCCCTCGCCGATAGCTGCCGCATGTTGGCTTCCGGGATCAGGCAATTGCTGAAATATCTGAACCATATTTAACCTAAAATGGGGATTGTTGTTGAGGCTGCGAATCAGGGAACATCCATTTCTGAGCTCCATATCCACTTAATTGACCTAATCCAGGAGCTACACCTCTTCCGAATCCACCTAAAATATTAGATAAAGTTCCACCACCCTGTTTTTGCATATAAGCAAAAGGACTTTGGAAAGCAGCCCCTAAAAATTGACTTGGGAGTCCTAATAAACTCTGAGCAGCTCCGCCTTGCAATCCAGATCTTAAAGCTTGAAGATTCTCAGCAAGACCTGCTCCTGCTTGACCTAATGCTTGTTGAAATGCAGAAGAGCTCTGGGCACCTGCTCCTAATCCAGAAAACCTTTCAGCTAATCCAGGAACTATTTGCTCATTGAATTGTCTCATTGCTGGCGCTTGAAATGCTTGCATTGATTCAGGACTTCCGGATAATAGATTTTGAAGGTAGTTTTGAGCTTGTCCAAAAGATCCGCCTTGGCCTAATTGTCCTTGAAGCATTTGTAGAAGTTGATTTTGCAATCCTTCTTGTGGTTTAGACATTGTCGGGATTTTTTTAAGACCTGGTTTTTTAGAAGTTGCAGCGGATGCAGCTCCGAAAGCTCCTGAAATTAATGCTGGAAGAAGGGTAGCAAGGATAGCGGCCATAGATTACCTATTTTTCTGCATTGTAACAGTTAAAGTTATTTATTGACACATGCTGGTGTAGCTCAATGGTAGAGCAGCAACCTTGTAAGTTGACGGTTGAGGGTTCAATTCCTTTCACCAGCAATGCTTGATTAGCTCAGTTGGTTTAGAGCGCGAAACTGTTAATTTCGATGTCCTGGGTTCGAATCCTAGATCAAGCGTTAATTTAGCAAATATTCCAAAACCACAATCGCACTTGTGATATTCGGAGCTGCTGCTCCATTAATAATTGTGATATTTGTCGCATCGACTTTGATTTCGATCTGTTGATTTACGGCTGTTACACTCGAATATGGAATTGGTCGATAGTCTACAATAGTCGTAATTGCCGTTCCATAAATATGGGTAAAAGCTACAATTCCAGTTATTCCATGAGCTGTGGTTGATGTAGCCCCAGCAGCAATTGCTCCAATTTCAAATACTTTCCGAAATGTCTGTCGTTTCTTTTGAGGATCACCTGAAGTGAACCAACTTTCACCTGTAAGAAATTCTTCCAAATCAAATATCCCAATTTGACGAACATTCACATTACTTGCGATATCTCGATAAAGAGCTAAGAATTTAACTCTAAATTCATCAAATTCATCAGGGAAAAAAACACTCGTCTGTAAATAAGGAGCTAATGAATTGGAAGGATCAAAGGTCATATGAAATTCTTCCAGTTGGGGAAACGTAATAAATCAGACCATGAATTGTAATGTCTGAAGTTGCAATGCTCAAATCTCTCATTTGGGTATCATCTAAAGTGAAAAGATTCTGTACAAATGATCCATATGAATTTGTATAAACACGATGCCAAATCTTATTTTGCTGCAATCCGAAATTGGTGCTTGGACTTGGAGTTTGATAAGTCGGCATAGGCTCTGGAGCTGTTGAAATTGTGACTGTTTCAACTGGATTTGAGGTGTTGTCATCTGTGAAAAATTGAGCTGTAATTTCACCATCAGAAGTACGATCCATGTACATTTCGATGTAATTGACACGCATCGATTTCCCATCTTGAAATGATGGGTTAAATTCTTTCGTTTTAATCGCAATATTTGGAATATGCGTAATCACTCCGCCTCCTGTATATGTCCCAGACCAGACATCCAAAAGAGGATTTACGGGGACTGCGACAAATGTATCGACAGCAGCTTGGCTAACTTTATAAATAACATCATTTGGGGTGCCACCTGTATTGGTGCTAGTAATCCCTTCGATTCCTGTGAACATAACATATTGATTATTAGTAAAGTTATGATCAGGAGCAAAAATTGTATATGTCGCCGCTGTAATATTCGAAATAGGTATGCTAGGAACATTCTGACCGTTTTTTTGTAGTTGTGAGAAAACCAAAACAAAGCCTCTTTGATTACCTCCTATAACATCAGGATATCTTCCTTGAAGAACAGCAGAGTTCCAAGCAACTTGTTTAGATTGCCATGAAACTGGAAGTTGGGCCCAAGTTATATCTGCGAATTTTTGCCAATATCCAAAACATGTGAAACAATCATCGAATTCAGACCATGAACCATCCAAATAATTATAGACGAGGACTTGATTGGGAAATGTCAAATCATAGGTTACTGAATCACCATCTTCATCAATTCGAATTGGATATGCCCAATAAGCTAATTGAGCATTGTAATCGCGAATTCCCGAAACTCTTTTAACACCTTCATTTATGTTTTGAATTTGGAAAACTTCATCAGGGATCTTTTGATCAATTCGAATAACATTCACTGAATCACATGAAATGATTCCGTAATTTCCAACTCCGAAAACGCCTCTATCAAATGGAATAATGCTAAATGTAGATTCTGTGCCAAGTTCTGTGTTAATCTTTTGCCAAATGAAAGGAAGTGTTTCGTTATTCGTATAAACTAGTTGCCAAGTTGATCTTTCAAAATAGACAATTAATGTATCTTTGATGAATTCAGCAGATATTATAGATTCGGCGGTTGGGGCATCAATAAAGCCACCCTTACCTACTACATCACTTCTCCAAGCATCTACTTGTGCAGATTGATTTACAGGGAAAAGACTATAAAAAGGAGTGCCGTTTTGTGACCATCTAGCTCTTTGGGCAAACCTAACTTTACCAGCTAATGTTGTTCCTTCAATGGTATTGAGAACCACAAGTCTATCTTTATATGGTAAAATGATTAAAGCCCCTAACAAATATGTAGGAGTTGAAGTTAACTGTGGATTAAAATTAGCCCATC